CATTTACAACTCCTACAGGATTTAATCCAATTACTTATGGAGAAGCAGACCAATCATCAACCGCTATATTTATGAACCAACAAGCAACTGCTGACACTACAGGAACTGTAACATCTACTGCTTCTAATAGTGCTTCTGGTCAAACAAGTTGTTTAGCGTTACTTTATACTATAAACCCAGCGTAGGATATATTATGTATATTAAATTAAAAAATGGATTAATAGAAAAATATCCATATAACATTTATGATTTAAGAGCTGATAATCAAAATACATCATTTCCTAATGAAATGCCAGATGAAAGATTATTGGATTGGGGTATGTATCCTGTTTTAGCTACAGAACATCCTGTCATTACTGAAGGTCAAGAATTAGTAGAAGGCACACCTACATTTAATGGAGCAAATTGGGTACAAACTTGGGAAGTTAGATAATGTTTGGTATAAGTGCATTTTCGCAAGCACCATTTAGCACTTTACCTTTAGCAGGGCAGGTAGTAACTCCTTCTGCTAGTGTTACTGCTGAAGCAACTGTTACTGGACTAGGTAATTATACAGCATCAGGATTAGGTTCAATATCAGCATCAGCTACAGTATCATCATCTAGTAGTTTAACCTTTAGCGTAAGTGGTGCAATAAATGGTAATGCTACTGTTAGTGCTTTAGGCGGATTATTAAATTTAGCTCAAGCATCTATTACAGGAAATGCAACTGTAACAGCATTAGCAACACCTATTAGAAATGCAATTGCTTCTATTAATGGCACAGCCACAGTTACAGCAGATGGTTTTTATATTGCAGACGGTGTTGCAGCAATTAGTGCTTTTGCTGACGTAACTGCAATAGGTAATTATACAACAATTGGAACAGCAGTAATAACAGCTAACGGAACTGTAATAGCAAACGGAATTATACAAGGTGAAGGATGGACACCTATTACACCATCTTCAGATACATGGACAACAGTTACAGCAGGAACAGAAACTTGGACTGATATTACTCCAAGTACAGACATTTGGTTAAGACAAGGATAAAACATGCCAAAAAATAAAATTAGCGAATATAGCTCTACTCCTTCCAGTAATACAGATATAGGTGGGATTAACATTGCAGAAGGTATGGCTCCTTCAGATGTGAATAATGCTATCAGAGAGCTTATGGCTCAACTTAAAGACCAACAAGCTGGAACAGATGGTGATAACTTTACAGTTGGTGGGAACTTAGCTGTTACAGGAACGTCTGCTTTTACAGGTGCAAGTTCATTTACAGGAGCAGTAACTGTTGATAATTTAACTGTTAATGGTAGCTTTTCTACAGACGATACATTATCTCTCGCAAATAAATTAGCTATATCAAGAACAAACTTTGCAGGTACAGGTTCAATTGCAGCAACTACATTAACCATTACTGTAGCAACAAGTGGTGCTTTATACATTGGTTCATTATTGACAGGTACTGGCGTTACCGCAGGCACTACAATTTCAGCTTTTCTAACAGGTACAGGCGGAGTAGGTACATATACTGTAAGCACTTCACAAACAGTATCTAGCACAGCCATTACAGGCACAATGAATGATGCTACATTAGCAGTAACAGCTACAGATGCTATATTAATTCCTGTTGGCACAACAACACAAAGACCATCTACAGGTGTTCAAGGTTATATACGTTACAATTCTACATTAAACCGCTTTGAGGGATATGCTAATGGTGCATGGGGTCAATTAGGTGCAGGTGCAACAGGTGGTGGCTCAGATAACGTATTTGTAGAAAATAGTTTAACAGTCACTACAGACTACACAATTACTGCTGGTAAATCAGCTTCATCTACAGGTGACATCACAATTAACTCTGGTGTTACAATAACAATTCCATCTGGTAGCAGATGGGTCATACTATAAGGAAAAATCATGGCAGGTACAGTCATAGCAGATAATTTACAGGCGGCAGCTACAAGTACGCTTGTAATTAAAAATGGGGTAGCAAGCACACCGCCAACTATTCAAGATAGTGGTGGCACACAAATAGGCACATTTTGTCGTGCATGGGTAAACTTTAACGGAACAGGCACAGTAGCAATTAGAGATTCTTTTAATGTAAGTTCTATTACTGATAATGGAACTGGTGATTACACAATAAACTTTACAACAGCTATGCCAGATGCAAATTACTGTGCAATAGGAACTACTGGTCCTAAAGGTAGTAATTCAGAGGCTTTTACAATTTTTTCTTATACAAGCTCAGCAGTTCGTATTAATTCATCTTCTGGTGCTGGTACTGCTGGTGATACCACAAATATAAATTGTGCAATCTTTAGATAAGGATAAATATGAAAAGAATTATTTACCAAACAGATGAAGGCGGAGTGGCAGTCATTATTCCTACACCTGAAGCTCTTGAAACTATGACTATAGAAGAAATTGCTGTTAAAGACGTACCACAAGGTAAAGAATATCACATTGTAGACGTATCTGAAATACCAACAGACAGAACTTTTAGAGGTGCATGGACATGGGAATAACAATTAATTTTGAGAAGGCTCAAGCAATTATTAAAGACAAACTTCGTGCTGAACGCACTCCATTACTAGAAGCTCAAGACGTAGCATTTCAACGTGCTTTAGAAAATAGTAGCGATACAAGTGCTATTGTAGCTGAGAAACAAAGACTTCGTAATATTACAAAACAAGTAGACACAGCAACAACATTAGATGAATTAAAGGAGCTATCATGTCAAGCGTGATTTTAACTGGTGATACAAGTGGTACATTAACTGTATCAGCTCCATTAGTAGCAGGAAGCAATACAGTTACCTTACCAGCAGCAACAGGTACAATTAGCTTACTAGAACGAGCAACAGCAGTAGCATCTACAAGTGGTACAAGTATAGACTTTACAGGTATTCCTAGTTGGGCTAAGCGTATTACTGTGATGCTTAATGGTGTATCAGTTAGTGGCACAAGTTCAATACTTATTCAACTTGGAGATTCAGGTGGTATTGAAACTACTGGTTATGTTTCTTCAAGCACAGGTTTTAGTGGTGGTTCTGGTGCTACTTCTTCAAGTACTGCTGGATTAATTGTTTTTTCAAATGACGCTACTTATATTCTTTCTGGAATAATAACTATAGCAAATGTAACTTCTAATTCTTGGGTAAATAGTGGCTCTGGCAAATTAGGCACAACAGTTTCTTGGATTTGCGGTGGCAACAAAGATTTGTCAGAAACACTAGACCGAGTCCGCATCACCACAGTAAACGGTACAGATACTTTTGATGCTGGCACAATTAACATTATGTATGAAGGATAAATTATGGCGATTACTTTAAACGGTTCAGCAGGAGTTACAACTAACTCTGGTGCTGTATATGACGGTATTTCTCGTGGGACTGCTGTAGCTTCTACTTCTGGAACTAGCATAGACTTTACAAGTATTCCTTCATGGGTGAAGAAAATTAGTGTGATGCTTAGTGGAGTTTCTACTTCAGGTACATCCATTACACAAATCCAATTAGGTTCTGGTTCTGTTACAACTACAGGATATATTGGAACTGTTGATTCTTGGTCAAGCACTCTTAATGGAACAACAGCTTCTATTACTTCGGGATTAGCTTTATATCGTTCAGCATTTGGTTCTGCAACAAATGTTTTAAATGGTATAGCTACATTTACTAATTTATCATCTAATAATTGGGTTGGAACATTTACGGGTTCAATTACTACAAGTGCTATTGTAATAACTTTAGCATCCACTCAAATTTCTTTGTCAGGAACACTAGACCGCATCCGTATCACTACAGTAAACGGCACAGATACATTTGATGCAGGTTCTATAAACATTCTTTACGAATAAAAAATGCCTACACAACGCATACCATTTAAAGACTGGTTACCTGACCAGCCTTCTATTATTGAATCACTACAAGACGCTACTAATGTAGTGCCTGCTTCTGTTGGTTATATTCCATTTTCAACTGCAGTTGCATATTCAGGTGCAGCATCAGAAGACTTATTAAATATATTTGCAGGCAAGTTTAGTGCTACCACTCAATTATTTGCTGGAAGTGCATCTAAACTATATATTTTTGATGGCTCTGATTTAAGTCTTGATAATGTATCTAAAAGCGTTGCTAGAACAATTAGCAATGTAGCTTTAACATCTAATGTAGCTACTATTACAACTCTTAATGCACACGGATATAGTGTTGGTGATTCAGTCACAGTAGACGCAAGTAATAATACTTTTGATGGTACTTATGTTATTACTACAGTTCCTACATCATCAACATTCACATACGCTAAAATAAATGCCGACATTCCTAGTGCTGTTGCAACAGGTACAGTCATAACTGGAAGTTATAGCGGTGTTGCCACATGGAACTTTGCTCAGTTTGGTAATTCAGTATTAGCTACAGATAATGTAGGTAAAATACAAAAGTGGACTATTGGTTCATCATCTTATTTTGGTGATGCTGGAGCTTATGCACCAATAGCTAAATACATTACAGTAGTGCGTGACTTTGTTGTAGTGGGTAATTTAGATGCAGGTTCAAATCCTAACAAAGTTCAATGGTCAGATATTAATGATGAAACCGATTGGCAAAGTGGAGCTGCTTCACAATCTGATTTCCAAATAATCGGTGACGGTGGAAATATACAAGGATTAACTGGCGGAGAGTTTGGCTTAGTATTCTTAGACCGAGCTATTGTGCGTATGTCATATATTGGCTCACCATTTTTCTTTCAGTTTGATACAATTTCACGCAATTTAGGATGTATGGCAGGTGGTTCTATTGCTCAATATGGCAATGTATCATACTTCTTAGCTGACAACGGATTCTATTCATGTGATGGTCAAACAATCACACCTATTGGTGCTAATAAAGTAGATAGATGGTTCTTTGATAATGTTGATTTAAACAAAATTGACCTTATTAGTGCAGCTATTGACCCAGAACGCAAAATTGTAGTATGGAATTTTTATAACCAAGATAATACTAAGTCATTACTTATTTATAATTGGCAAGTTCAAAAATGGACTATATGCGATACAGATACAACTAAAGTAGCTTCTATTGCAACATCAGGTATTACACTTGAAGGTCTAAATGTTTTTGGTACTGTAGACAGTATTACAACATCATTTGACTCACGCATATGGGCAGGTGGTAAATTCTTATTTGCAGGTATTAATGGTGCTTATATATATACCTTCTCTGGCGAAAATGCTACTCCTAGTTTAATTACATACGATATAGAACAAGGATATAATTCAGTAATCACATTAGCAAGACCTGCAATAGACAATGGCACATGTTCTGTAGCTGTAGCATCACGCAAAGAATTAAATGATGCTATTACATTTAGCACTCCTGTAGCTATGACATCTGAAGGAAGAGTCTCATTACGTTCAGCAGGTAGATACCATAGATTTAAAATTATACCTACTGGAAACTGGACAACAGCTATTAGTATAGATATTGATGTAGAGCAACAAGGAAATAGATAATGTCTAGGGACATGTACCGTAAGCTAAATCCTAGTGGTTCAGAGCCTCGTGAAATTTCAGAAGTAGTAAATAACCTTGTAGAAGGTAAGTCTAACAATACAGGTGATGTTACATTAGCAGCTTCAGGTGCTTCATCTACCACTATCTATGATGAACGTATAGGTTATAACTCTTATATTGGGCTAGAACCTAAAACACAAACGTCAGCTAGTACATACTTCCCATACGGTGCATTCCAAGATACGACTGACCAAAGTATAGCAACTACAACAGCTACAGCAAACATTAGCCTTAATACTACAGACTATTCTTTAGGCACAAGTTTAGTAGATGGATACAAAGTAAAAGTAGACTATTCTGGTCTTTACAATGTGCAGTTTAGTATTCAATTTGTTAATACTGATAATGCTCAACATGACATAGATATATGGTTTAGAAAAAATAATTCAGATGTTGCAGGTTCTAACAGTAAATTTACTGTTCCAGCTCGTAAAAGTGCAAGTATTTATGGTCACCTTATTTCAGCATTAAACTTTAATATAGAACTAGCTAAAGATGACTATGTAAGTTTAGCATGGGCTACAAGTTCTACATTAGTTACAATAGAACATTTAGCAGCACAAACTAGCCCTACTAGACCTGCAACACCTAGTGTTATTGTTACTATTCAGTATTTAAGTGCTAATTCATTTACAACTAACTTATTTACAGAACCTTATATTAGCTCACAGTCAAAAGGTGAAGCTACTATTAGTCACCCTGCAAACACAGGCACGAATAAGGTATATCGTTATATAATAGTAGGATGATATTACATTACATACCTAAAGACCAACTTAGGACTCATTGGGATTATGTTAAACATGGTCTTGAATTAGTAAGACAACGTGGTCATACACAATGGATAGTAGAAGATGTCTATTGCGACTGTTATGAAAACAGGTCTATGTTATTTGTAGGCATGATAGATAACAAAGCAGTAGGTTTTGTAGTACTTCAACCTATAGGTGACACGCTTCATGTATGGGCTTCATGGTCAACAATTAACGACAACACACTCTTTCAGCAAGCATGGCAAGAAATTCAAGCAATAGCAAAACAAGGCGGTAAGTCTAAAGTTACATTCTCTTCGCAAAGAAAAGGATGGGAACGTAGAGCAAGGCTAATGGGTTTTACACCTCAAACATGGGAATTTAAGATTAAGGAATAATTATGGGCGCATCAGCACAACAACAACCAGTATATTACGATACAGAAACTAGTCAGTATTATACAGTTAAACCACAGCAAAATAATCAGAATGGATATTTAGGAGCTTTCCCTGGCGCTATGTTTGGTGGAGTACCAAATTCTCAAAATCCATTTTATGCTTCACAAATGGCAAATAGAAATTATTTAGGTAGTCCTTATGGTTCTGCAAATCCTGATAGATTTATTCCTAAAACAATTACTCCCCAATATCCAGATATGGATATGTTATTCCCTGCTTTAAATACAGGGTTAGCACAAGGACTTATGTCTTCTACACAACCTGGCGGTGCAATGTCAGGAGCAGGTCGTTTCTTAGCACCACAAACAACTAACACACAAGGCAAATAATATGAAATTATTACACTTTTTACTTCCATCATTAAGCAACTACTTTACATTATGGGGTGGTGGCGGTTCTGGTGGTGGTGGTTCATCTGAAACTGTGCAACAATTAGACCCTACAGTTAGACCATTTGTTGAATATGGTTTGAAAGAAGCTAAAGGTCTTTATCAAACAGACACTCCACAATACTATGGTGGTCAAACTTATGTAGGTCCATCTGCTCAAACACAAACAGCATTACAAGCAGCTCAGAATAGAGCATTAGGTGGTAATCCATTACTTCCCGCAGCACAACAACAACAATTAGGTGCTATTAGAGGTGATTACTTATCTGCTGGTAACCCATACTTTCAACAAGCATTAGCAGGTCCTACACAACAAGCTACACAAGCATATAATGACGCTATTAAGGCTGCACAATCTACTGCATCACAAGCTGGTCGTTATGGCTCAGGTGTATCTGCTGATATTCAAAACAGAGCAGCTAACACACTAGCTACAACACTTGCTAATACTTACGGTAACCTAGCTTATCAGAACTATGCTGGTGAACGTGGTATGCAAAACCAAGCAGTTATGAATGCTCCTGCACTTGCACAAGCTGATTACGCAGATATTTCACAATTAGCTAACGTAGGTAAAACTGCTGAAGACTATCAAAAAACTGCTCTACAAGCTGATATTGACCGCTTCAACTTTGAACAAAACAAACCATATCAAAAACTATCTTCTTACCTTGGTGCTGCTTATGGCGCTCCTATGGGTCAAGTATCTAAAACTACTCAATCTGGTGGTGGCAAGATTGTATGTACAGCTATGAATAAAGAATATGGCTTTGGTAGCTTCCGTAACGCTATCTGGTTAGCTCAGTCTAAAGACTTAGACCCAGCATACGAAAAAGGTTACCATAGACTATTCTTACCATTAGTAAACTATGCTTACAAAGCAGGTGAAAAGAATGCCCTACAACGCATTTTAAGGGCTGTTTTAGAGCATATCGCAAGACATAGGACTGCTGATATCTGGAAACAAAAAAGAAGTAAAAAACGTGATACTTATGGCATGATTTATCGTGCAATCATTGAACCAATTTGCTACGTAGTAGGAAAGGTATAATATGAAGCTATTTAGCTGGTTTAACCCTTTATGGTTAGTTCAAAACCTATTTACTACATCACTTAACCCTATTACTATAGGTGCAGGATTAGGTGCTTTAGGTGGTGCTGTAACAGGTCAGAACCCATTTAAAAGTGCACTTATGGGCGGTGCTTTAGGTGGACTTGGTAGTGCTGGAGGTTTATTTGGTGCTAGCGGAGCTGGTGCAGGTAGCGGAAGTGGCTTGTTATCAGGATTTAAGGGTGTTGCTACTACTCCTGTAAGTTTAGGAACTGGTGGTTACGCATCAGGCATTGGTGGTCAAATTATTCCTGAAATAGTTGCAAATACTGTTGCACCAGCAGTTGCTCAAACAGCTACTCAAAACTTTATTCCACAGCATTTAATAGGCAACTCTACAGGAATGGCAAATTACATTCCAGGCGGTCCTTTTATGCCAGGAGATGCGTTGAATTTTGTTGAAAACACTCCTTATATGCCAAGTGCATCACAAGCTATTGCATCTGCACCTGACTTTACTCCAGTATTAGGTAAGTCAGCAGGAGCTACAGGTGGTGGTTATAACCCATCATTTTTTGGAAGAATGGGAGATATGATTGGCAATCCTTTTACAGATTTAACTGCACGTGATAAGTTAGGGTTAGGATTACAAGGTTTTGATATGATAAATCAACCACAACAACCAGTTCAACCAGTTCCAGTTACTCCTATTACAAGAGGCAATCCTGAGGCAGTATCTGCTCCATTATTTAATGTAGCTCCTAATGTTGGTATGCAAGAAGGTAATGAAATAGGTTTACCAAATTTAATGACACGTATGCCTTTAACAGATGAAGAAATATTAAGATTGCAACAATTAGCTCAACAAGGATATAGAGGATAATATTATGGCATTATTTGACACAAATAGTGGATTAGGTGGATTATTAGGAAATTTAGGTGACTATGGTTTTGGCTTGCCTAGTAATACTGGTGGTCTTATTGCTGACCCTGAAAGAGAAGCTATTAACAAAAGAGCATTATTATCAGGCATTATTAACGCAGGATTAACATACGCAGCTACACCTAAAAACTTAGGTGCTGGTAATATATTGCCTTATTTAGGTAGAGCTGGTTTAGCAGGTTTTGGTGCATCTCAAGATGTAATAGACAGGTCATTAAATACAGCTTATAGAAATAAAATATTAGCTGGTAGAGATGATAATATGAGAACTTACGAAAGTGATAGAAAAAAAATTACAGAAATATATGACCCAATAACAAAAGAAACAAAAAGATATGAAAGTCCATTAGATGCTCCTAAGGATACTAAGCAAAGAC